TTCGCCGAGCGGGGGAATAGCTACGTGTACCCACACGCTCTGCCCCTTGCGCTCGTAGATGACCTGCTGGTAGCCTCCACGCTTGCGGATGAGGTCGAACAGTTCCCGCAGTCGCTCTGGGCTCTTCGCTGGCACAATGTCAGCGGCCTGCCCTGCGAGGTGCTGGCTGTTCTTTACGCCTCCGACGGACTTATTAACGTTCCAGCTTCGGAAGCCAGAGGTCACCTTGATAGGCTCTCCGAACTCCTCACGGATGCCGTCGAGGTAGTCCATCAGTCGCAGGAGGTCTCGCTTCTGCGTGGCGTTGGGCGTGTTGTCTTTTCCGAGGCGCACTGCCGTTTGGCTTCGTGTCAGCTCCTCGAGGGTGAAATACTTGCTCATAGTCGTTTCGGTATTATTCTTCTCCTTCTTCTCTCTTTACTCGCTCGACAAAGATCTCTCGGATCTCTTCGACATCCTTGTTGCGTATTGCATTAGCCCCCTTCACGAAGCGTCGCATACTCTTCTCCATGCTCTGCGTGACGTTTTTAGGACTATTCTCCCAAATACTCGTGAACTCCGTATGTACGATAAGTAGCGTCACCAACATTGATATGTATGGAAGCTCGTGCAGGTGAGCGTATGACCACGCATCAGACATAAGCAGAATCCCATCGACAATGCCTGCAAGAGCCACACAGAAGTAGTACATCACAAGTCTGATGACGAATGAAGCGTACCCCTTGCTTGACGCTCCGTTACCGAACTTCTTTGCGAGCTTCTTTGGGTCTCCCTCCAGCTTACCCTCGCTTACGATGATGCGAGCCTGCTTTTCGTCAAATCGTTTGTCTCGCAGAAGCGCAGAAGCGAGGTCAAGGAAGCGGGCGATAGTCACACTCACATAGCAGAAGATACCGATTACCGCTGCGTGCGTTATCTCCGTCTTGGAGAAGGCGTCAGGGTCGAAGAAGTCAATAAAACTCATAGTCTTTGGTTTTGGTTGGTTATCGTGTTTTATGTCGAGCAGCTACACTACTTAGCTGCAGAATATCCTTAGCGCGGATCTTACCCTCTACCTCCACACGGATAGATGCTGCGGAGGTCAAGTGATTTGCGAGTCGCCCTTGCTGTGCCTTGTTAAGTATCAATTCGCCAGGATTGACTCGAGCGAGGACTCGGTCGCCCGAGCCATCACCGCCTGGCACGATACCACCATTGGCGAACTTCGGTATCTTCTTTGCCGAAGATGAGATTAGGGCTATCAGACCACCCACGGCTACCGCAGCGAGAGCCACACCGATAAACGGGATGCCTGCGTGAGCCTTAGCTGCCTTAGCAGCCGCCCCAACAGTGTCAGCAGAGGTCTCTGCCTGCGTAGACGCTATTCTGGTCGTAGTCAGACCGACTTCCGTAGTTGTAGACGAGGCTTCGGTTGCAGTCACCATTGTCCTCATCACCATCTGCTCCTGCATCAAAGCCTTTTCTGCAGCAGCCGCAACTTGGCGAGCCTGCGTAAGCCCCTCTATCATCTTCACAAGAGAGAGGATAGTGTCGATACCCTGCGTCGCAGAGTCAAACACCGCAAAGAAGCGTTCCCACGCAGAGGCCTGCGCATCGGGGTCGAACGCCTTCTGCAACTCACTGAATGCGCTCTTGAGGTGGCGCGCGCTCTGTGCAACGGACTTCAAGCCCGAAAACGATTGATCTTTGACCGCTTCTCGGTACTTCTTGAGGTCAGACTGAATAGTCGCCACCTTGATAGCTTGGTCGAGTGTCTTGGTCTCCTTCTGCGCCTGCTTGAGAGCCTCCGCAACATCCAGCCCAGCCTTTTCAGCCTCCTGCAACTGGCGAACGTAGTCCTCCATAAGCTGCTTCTCCTCTCCGAGCTTCGTAGCTTCGTCCTTTTTGTAGTCGTAGCTCGTATCTCGTACACCCTTGACTGGAGTGGCAGCCTTAGCGATAGAGGAGAGGTCGCTTGAGAGCTTTTCGCCCAGTTCCTTTTTGAGGTTCTCCTGCCCCTCGGTGGTCGTGGCAGTCTGATTGGCTCGCTCACGTGTAGATGATATGAGCTTAGCGAGAGCTTCTGCGTACTCATTCTCCTTGAGCCTACCCTCCTCTCGTGCTTTCTCCAGCTTCTTCGCTTCGTCAGCGTAGTTGCGTTGTAGGCTTGCAATATCGGAGACAGCGTCTATCTCGCTCATCTTAGCCTTGACATACTTGTCGTCTACATCAAGCTCTCCGTTCTTTTTGATAAGGGCGTTCAGCTCGGCCTTCGCACGCTCCGCCTTAGCTCTGCGCAGATCATCCTCCGTAGCAAGACCATATTTCACCTGCGCTGTGATTAGTTTGAGTTCCGATGCACTTCTCGCCTTCTCCTCAATTACCTCCCTTTCTACAAGCAGATGCGTCTGCAGGCTCTGATACTGCTGGTCGTTGAGAGCCTTCTCCCCAAGGAGTGATGCGAGCTTCTCACGATACTGAGTGGCAACCTTGTCAAGTGCAAGACGATACTCCTCTTCGGAGATAATGCCTGCTGCCCGCTGGTTATGCAGTTCGTTGAGTTCCTTGGCGGCCGCCTCTCTTGTGCGCTGCAGTTCGCTCTTCTTCTTGCTCTTCTTTGAGTCGTCGTCGGAGCTTGACACGCCACCGCCACCAGCGAAGCTCCCTCCGATAGACTTTACCCCGCCTTGGGCTTCGCTATCAATCTTGATGCGCTTGACTTGAAGCTCATTAGTCTTTATCTCTGCATCATTGGCAACCAGCTGGCTCGCAGAAGCATTTCTAAAAGTCTGATAAGTGTACCCTTCCTCCAAGATAGACACCATAAAACGCTTGGCTTCCCTTGAAGCATCAGCACCAAACAGCTCCTTGTAAATTCCCTTGAGCTTGCCCAACTTGTACTGATTATCCGTAGAGGTTCGTACATCCTTATCGTATGTAAACCCCTTCAAGTAGCTATTACTTTGAGCAACGGAAAGCGAGAATGATTTGGCAAGGACCTTTCCAACTCGATCCATATCGTCTGCAGAAAGACTCTTACCGCCCTTTTGGAGATACGCCCCATATAGATCTTGAAGAGGCTTCTTGTTCGTCTTTGCAGTTTCGCTGTAGAAGTCAATCTGTCTATCAATCTCCTTTAGCTGGAGTATCTTGCTTACGACATTCTTGATTCGGTCGTACTTACCAGCAATTCGGTCAAGCGAGCCCTCCTGCAAGCCCAGAGACTTCTCCAACTGGTGTTGCACCGTCTTTTGCTCCTCCAGCTTCCCATCTAAGCTCTGATACAGACTGAATAGGCGGGAAATCTGCACCTCCTCGTCACTTCGGGTAGACTTGATTTCCCTCTGCTTGGCGAGGTACTCATTCTGCAGCCCGTTAATCTCCTTCTGCTTACGATACCAGTCCGCAAGGGCGGTCACGATAGCCGTGATGCCTGCGATAATCGCCATAGGCGCAATCGTAGCCATAAGACCACGGATAGTCGCCAGTGTGGAAGCCCAAGCGAGTTTTACCGTGGTCGTAGCTCTTGCCCATAGAGACACCGTGGTGGATGCCGCCTTGGTTTGCTCTGCGATAATCTCGCTTGCAGGACGGAACGAGAGGTTGCCCGCATTGCTGATAGCTCGCTGAGTGTTCAGCACACCAGCAACCGATGCAGACGACGAGGGGAGGTTGGTAGCTCTCCCTCCGATATTGTAGTGAGCCTTATCCGCAGAGGCCTGCAGAGCGGCAAGGCGCTTGATGCGCGCTTCCTCATTCTTCGCGCGGGCTTCTGCGAGGAGTTCGCGTCTGTTGTGGTTAGCCTTGTTCAGTGCGTCACCAGTGGCGGCGAGCGCACGGGCGTTCTGCTCCAGCTTCCCAGCTAAGCGCGCTTCTTCACGCTCTCGCTTCGTGATATTCGCAAGTTGCAGGCGTGACTGGTCCGCAATAGCCTTGTCGTACTCCCGCTGGCTCTTAGAGACTATCGCAGCCTGCTCTCTCTGCAGGTCACGGATAGCCTTCTGTTCCTCGGAGGTATATCGGTCGGCCTTATTCAGGGCAGAAGTAGCCGCCTTTATATCCTTTGGTGCTGTGGCTGCATCCAGCGCACGCTTTGCAGCGGCCACTCGCTCATCCTTGGCTCGCTCTATCTGCTCCTGCTTGGCGATAATCTTAGAGGCTGCCTCATCATTGGCACGTTGGAGTGCGAGCTTAGCATTGGCAACTCTCTGCGCTGCCTCCTCTTCACTTCTCTGCAGACCACGGAGTAGAGCCTGATGCTCGTTCAGCAGGGTGCGCTTCTCCGTCTGTGCATTGGAAAAGTTGTCTACCGCCTTTTGGAAGCGCACATCGCCAGTGTATTTGGCTACCTCCAGTCGTCTCTGCTCCTTCTCTGTTATAGAGCCAGCCGACTGCACAGCAGCCTCTGCACGCTGGAGCTGTTGCTGGGCTTCTGCGAGGGCCTTCTGCGCTTCCAGCTTAGCCCGCTTCGCTGACTCCTTGGCGGCCGCCTCGTCAGCTATGGCCTGCGCCTGCGATGCCTTGATAACTGCCCCCGCTTGGCTCCACGTTGCAGAGAACTTTCCCCACAAACGCGCACCGAGCAAGCCACCCGCCCAAATGTACAAGTTGGAGAGGTGTGTGCGCAGGTAGTCCAGCAGATCCTTTACCTTCTCGACAAGAGCCTTGAAGTTATCGTACACTCGCAGGGAGTCTGCAAGATTGGTGAAGGAGTTTTTGAGACGGCCAAGAGAACTCTCGAGGTTGTCGGTGCTTGTGTCCCCAGAGAGCTTCGCCAGCTCATCGGAGAACTTACCCATGATCTCAGCGCTATACAGCTTCCCCTCTTTGAGGAGTTTATCCAGCTTTGACATTGACACGCCTGCGGCTTTCGCCATAGCCTGCATAGCTACTGGCATACGCTCACCAAGCTGGCGACGGAGCTCTTCACTGGAAACCTTCCCCTTGCTCATCATCTGAGTAATCCCAAGGAGAGTCAATGATGCCTCGCTCCCAGAAATCCCAAATGAAGCGATTGCTTTGCCTACATTAGAGAATATTCGCTCCTGCTCTGCGATAGACACACCTACAGCCGCTGCAGATGCCTTGAACTTAGCGAACGCCTCGGTAGTACCTATAAGGTCTGTACCGTACTTATCCGTAAGCTCTGCGAGGAACTTCAAGCTACGGGCATACTCTCGGGTGTCCGTGCTGATATTGCGAAGAACGACACGCGCACGGCCTGTCTCTCGAGCCGTATTGACAAGAGAGGAGATAAAGCTACTGATAGAAGTAACGCCTGCGCCCAACGCACCAACCATTGCAAGGGCTTGGAACTGGATGCCACGGAGTGAAGCGACGGCTTCATCCGCTCGCTGCTTGAACTTGTCCGCAAGCAGATCTAATCGGACGGAAAATGAAAGATTATTAGCCATAGGCTGGTAGGCTGAATGTGTGTATTACTTATCGGCGACTACGATTTTCGCATTCTTGAGCTGGTCAAAGATTGCTTGACCTACATCCTCGCTCTCAGTCTCCCACGGGAACGGCAGGAGCTTCTCTGGGGAGCATACGGAGTCTTGTGCGAGGTGCGGGAGCATCGACATCCAAGTGAATAGACGCTTATACTCGAGACTCTCCTGCTTACGCTTCTGTATGGCGTTCAGAATGGCAGGTATCTCCCACAACTCCATTCTGTCCATAACATACCCTGCGTCAATACCTCCGTCCACGATTATCATATTTGCGATAGTCGTGAAGTCGGTTCCGTCATCTTCGTCATCACTGGCATCTCCTCCGCCTGCATCAGAGAGGGAGGCGGTAATAGGCGTAAGCTCCTCCAGAGTGCGCTCCAGTCGCCCATACAGATGCGACGATACCTCTACGCTATCCAAGACAGACACCCACGCATCGAAAGGCATCTTACTACCGCCCTCTTCGCACCTCTGCAAGCAGTAGATGAGGAGAGGTATCTGCTCCCCATCTTGGATATTCAGTGTAGAGAAACTCCGCGCGGAGAGCTTCTCGAAAAGAAGTACCGCGCGGAGTGTCAGTGGGAATGGCACGCTGTCCATTAGAGCGTAATCCCTGCGGCGGTAATCGCTTCGGTGCTGCCGATTTCCTTATCCGCCTTATCCTTGAGAGGACCAGAGCCGTTGAGCGTGCAGGAGAAGGTCTCGTACTCCCCGCCAGTGCTATTCTTGCTAAGGTCGGAGATAGTGACCATACCCTTACGGAGAACTGCACCCTTGGTTACAGTGCGAAGGCCTGCAGCATCCTCTGCGATGGTCACCTCGCAAATCTCGAATGTGACAGCCTTACCCGATGCGGCAAGGTTTTCAAGAGCATTGTAGGACAGATGCCCAGCGGAGTTCGACACGTACGCTTCGATAGAGGCGGACCAGTCGTTTCGACCACCGAGCTTATCAGGACTCTTGCCCGACATCTTACTGGAGATTTCGATAGTCTGTGGTGTGAACTTGAAATCATCCTTCTTCACGTAGGGTACGAACAGCCCAGCGATGAACATACTATACGACTCGCCTCTGACGAGGTCCTTGTTCTTATCGTATTTGGGGTTGGGAGGTGTTTGAGTTGCCATAAGAACTGCTATTTAGTTATTGGTTTTGGTTATGATATTTCGAACGTAAGTGACTGGAAGAACTTACCATCAGAGTAGCCCTCTTCGGACTCGTCGAGCGTGGCACGTGTTTCGATCCAGCCCATCGTCTTCCCGACCTCATCATTGCGCCCTCCATCAAGGACAGCATCCACCAGCTTCACAAGCTCAATAGACACGTCGTAATTATCGGAGAAGCATATCACGGTTACATAAGCCTCGCTGTGCGTGTCGCCTGACTTGTCGCGGTCACGACCATAGGCGCTGCGATATACGATTATGTAGTCGCCAGCGGTTTCTTCGGGAGCTATCACTGGGTAGATTTTATCCCCCACAAGCTCCTGCAACTCCTCACACGCAAGGAGCTTGCTACGCACCCACTGGGCGGTGTGCCATTTTCTGTTGTTGTCGAGATAGATACTCATACGTTGGTTAAGACTTTCGTGACTCCTGCAAGGAGTATTCGCTGTGCGCGTGGCGTGCTTCTCTGCTTCGCGTGCGTCCAAAAGAGGGTGGGAAGCACCCTGCCTCTGAACTTCCCGCTTCGGGTGTATCTGTCAGCCGTACCCTTGTCAATGAGGTGGGCGTGGTTCGCTGCCTGCGACTCCTGCCCCATTGCCGTAGCTCCATTGACATAGAGGAAGCCGATCGACACAGACACTCGACCGCCCCTACTCCTTCGTGGCATACGCCTGCGAAGCCCTCTGATGAGGTTGCCCCTCGGTACGTGCCCATTTCTATTCGGCTGTTTGTACAGAGGAGGCAGGGTAGTGCGAACATCCTGCTGGTACACCTCCGCAGCACGGAAGAATGGTTCACGCAGACTCTCGGGGCTTGGTGCTTCCTTGAGCCTGCCGATAAAGGCCTCGACCTCGGGGAATCCGTTGAGAGAAACTACATCAGGCATACTCTATTCGTCTACAAAGCGAGCTGTGACCTGCACCGTTCTGTCAAGCATAGGCTGGAGCAGTACGATGCGATAGAGTGCGCCATTGAAGCGAAGCCACCCAGCGGCAGATAGTCGCTTATCAGCACGAACAACGAACACCACAGCCGAGGTATCGACAACCTCACGAGCCTGCAAGCCGTCTTTATCGTAGGTCGGGCGAAGCGTTCGGAGGTAGCCCCGAGAGCGGAAACTCTCTACCAGCTCCTCCTTTACCGCACCCGACACACTCTGCGTCTTTACAGCCTTGAGGAACACCAGTCGGTGTGTGAATGCTCCTGCGTTCATCGCTCTAATCGGTATCTACCTATGAGTGATCCAAGCGAAAAAGCAAGCTCCGTCACGCGGCCAACACGATACCCCTCTCGGTCAGCATAGAAGCGTGCGACTATCATTCGGAGAGCGTGCCGAAGTGCTGGAGGCAAGTCGCCAGAGGCCAGCTCCACCTCGACCAGCGGACGGCAGAGAAGCCCAGAGAGATAGTCCTCGGCAGTATCAATAAGCTCGATAATGAAGTCGTCATCCTCTTCGTGGTCTACGTTCAGATGCTTCTTTGCTTCCTCGAGAGAGATATATGTGGGCATAGCTATTACTTACGCTTCAAGCAGGCGAATGCTTCTGCACGGAGGACCGTGAGGGAGTAGTCACCGTTAAGAGTGAAGTCGATGCGGTCCGTGATGCCGTTGTACTGGGCATAGAGGCGGTCACCATTGCCGTGATGGGCAAGGACAGCATAGGACAGTACACCGAAGAGAATAGCATCCTCGGGCATGAACGTAGTAGACACTACTGGGTAGCCGTTCATATGCCCATTCTCAAGGATCATCTGGGGATTACCCTTTTCTACTGGCGTAGACTTGAGCAGGCAGTAGGTCTTGGGATGCACGAAGTAAGCGGCACTGCCGTCTACCTTGACATTCTTGCCGAGAACCTCTGCCTCGATAGTTACTACGTCCTTAATGGTGGGTGCTGTCGTGCTGTTCCACGCACCAGTGATAGGCGTGCCATACGGAGTAGCGAGGATACTCCCGATACCATTGTTGGGAGCAACTGGCGCAGTCTTAGCGAACAGAGCCGTGTTGATAGCCGTACCGACAGCCTGCCCAAGTCGCTCGAGCGTGATAGCTCGGAGGTTGAGGTTGGTTGCCGTGATGGCCTGCGAAGTCACTGGCACATACACACCGACACGCTCGGGCTTAGCGGCAATCTTGTCGAGGTTGAGGTTCTGGTCGGTAAGAGCGACATTTTCCCCTGCGATGGTTGCCGTAACACCTGCAAGCACTGGCCATACGGGCTGACCAACTACACCCGACTGCATTTTGAGACCCACCTTGGTGTGGATAAGCTCTGCTTCGAGCGGCTGTACGACATCTTGGATAACCGTAGGCTGTGCAGCTGCTACGTTCGTGGTCATCGTGGCGGCACGCTCCTCGATAGTTACAGCCTGATGCGAGTTCACCGCTCGGGTGGCTGCATCAAGGAAGCGCTTAGCGGCTTCCACCTGCTCGCCAGCCGTGTCGGGTTCGAGTGCCTTGGAGGCGACAGCATTGAGGCTTCGCTCCTGAATATCCTCGCTAACTCGGACAAGCTCGCGCTCTTCATCTTCGGTCAGCGTACCAGCGTGGCGCTTACCCTGCAGCTCCTTGAATCGCACGTGCAATTCGTGCAGCTGTTCTTGTTCCTTTGTCATAGTTAATTGGTTAAAGGGTTAAAGGTTGGACTTGGTTATATCAGCCCAGCGAAGAGCGCGCTCTGCCAATGGCGTACGAGCAACTGGCTTGGGAGCTTCCTCGGGGGGTGTTTCTTCTTGGACTGGTTCGGGAGTAGGCTCTTCGGTTGGCTCGGGTAATCCTCGCTCCTCATCGAGAGCCCGCTTTGAGCGTTCAGCGGATGCAGTGGTGGTAGGATAGGCTGGGGTGCTTACAACCGACACATCACCGAGATACGAGAAGTGGTCAATGTGACGAAGCCACGTACCGTCCTCCTTTTTCTCCCAGCGTGTGTCTCCTTTATTGACACCGAAAAGGAATGAAGAGGAGCGCAGGTCTCCTCTGCGAAGGAGTTCCAGCGTATCGTTGCCTAACTGCGTGTTTGGAGCGTCAAATCGGTAGAGAAGCCCGCTGTCCGTGATGGTCAGCTGTAGGCTACCCGCTCCGTTTGTGCTTCGAGCAAGGAGCTTCGTTCGGTCGTGTTCGTATAAGGCGAGGACATCGGACGAGCGGAGCAATTCCTCCGACACTGCACCCTTATGCACAACCTCTCGGAATGCACGCCCATCAAGGAAGTCATACAAGACCTCGCTCTCTTCTTCGTACACGATGGCAAGCCCCTCAATCGTGCGGCTTTCCTCACTTTGGAGTGATGGAGCAGATAGCTCGCTGGGGCTACTTCTAAGCTCGAGTATTTTGGTTTCGCTCATATCTATCTTGGGCTTTATATAACGTAGTTATATGGCGTATTTTGACACCACTTTTCGCTATTCCTCTGTACTTTTGGAAGGGTCTCCAGCTGGGTGCAACTCCTCAATGCTCGGACGAGAGGTAATCGGGGCTACGTTACACGTGATAAATAGCTGGTCGCCTCCGTCAATAGGCTCTCTGTTCTCGAAGATTCGCCCCTCATTTGGAGTCATCACGCCTGCCTCCACGCTGCTCTTCACGTACTCTGCACGTGTGCGCAGGTCGGTAGCGAATAGTCGGGAGAGGTCAAAGCGGATGCGCTCGGATGCTCGCCTTGATCTTGGAAGGAGCTTCACAGAGAACTCTTGTTGAATTTGCATGATAAGGGGCTGGAGCGTCTGGTTGAGGAAGTTAATCTGCGAGTTCTCCGCCTCCTTGTAGTTGGTACTTTGGTCTGCGAACACCATATAGGGATGCACCCCGAAGAAGCGACATATATCCAGAACGGAGTACTTGCGCACCTCAAGTAGCTCTGCATCGGCATTGCTAATAGAGGAGTCAATGAATTGCATAGACCCAGACAAGCGGACAATTCTGCGCCCCTGTGCAATCTCGTTATTCACTCGGTCTACCACTTTATCTGCCACATCAGAGTCAAGTGCGCCAATCCCTTGCAGTTCATTTCCGCCCACGAGGAAACCGCTCTTTTGGTTACCTGATAGCAGTCCTTCATTCGTCTGTTTGTCTGCATTGGCGCTAAGTGACATAGAACTCGAAGCGTACGTAATGGTGGAAACGCCAGTATAGCCACCATCGAGACTGTTGTTCTTTAGGTGGATAATCTCGTCCGAAGTGAACACGCCATTGATATTCCACACGTAGTCCGATACGCTGTACGTGTTACTGATCTTGTCGTAGGATACCGAGCCGTCTCCGAGAAGAATTATATCCAGCAACTCACCACGAGAGGAGTATCGAGGGTAGATATAAGCATTCCCCGAGAGAAGCAGTCGAGCAACGACGTTCTTGAGCAGAATAAAGAAATTCTGCCTGCTATTCGCCTGCCCAGCAAATAGGGTGTTGAGCTGCGTGTTTCCAGCATATTGGAAGATACTCCCCGAGCGCTTTAGGTGCTGGAGCTCGAGCGATGCGATAGTCCCAGAGAGAATATCCACACATCGGTATACGCTTGCGATGGTCATTGCTCTGTCCGGGGTAGACACTGACGCTCCGTTGAATTGATTTACGAACTCCTGCACGCTACCACCCGATGCGCACTTATCGCCATCTGCGTAGTAAGACCGCTTGAAGAAGCGAGTAAAAAATTTGGAAATGGTCATTTATACGATAGTTTTGAAGTGGTTGAAAAGCCAAAAGTCCATAAGGCACGTGATAGCTCCGTCAATCTTGTCCGAAGCCACAGCCTTGACGGGCTTGCGGTTTTCGAGTCGGTCCTCGTCTATCACAGCGTTGCCAAAGCAGTATGCCGTGATAGGATTAGGGTCAAACGTGATGCTATCCTGAGACAGAGCCAGCTCAAACGACATCACAGCCGTATTGAACGAACCATTGGTTTGCGGAATAGCCTCCAGATTTGCCTTGCCCACCTGCGGAGTAGAGCGTAAGAGGTTCGTAAACTCGAGGGCCTTATAGGGGTCGTATCCTATTTTCAGTGTAGAGAGGGGCTGTCGGAGGATCGTATCCACGATGAGGGGATAATCAATGCTGTCGCCCTTACAGAGCGTCAGATAGCCTTCATCCGCCCACCGCTTGTAAAGCTCTCGATTTACGTGCGTGGCGAGCATCCCCTCGGGGAAGAAGTAATGTGTGATAGCGTGGAACGGGCAGACCTTGGTGCGCCCCTCGGGGACACGACTGGGTGTGTAGACAAGGAACGTAAGCGCACTAAAGTCATCACGGACGGACAAGTCCACAGCGCACATCGCACGATAGCCACGAAGAGACTCCATAGGTACATGCATAAACGCCTTTTCAATCGTCTCACGAGGTATCCACATCTCACGCTCGTCACGAGCGAAGATATTGAGGAGCTTATTGCGGAACGCCTTCATATCCCCTGCCGTGAGCTGGGCTTTCTGGTACTCCGCTTCGTAGTACTCTGGGCGCACTGTGACACCTAAATGCGGCTGGACCTTGTGCCACGTATTAGGATCTCCCTCTTCGTCATCCACATCGGGCTCAAAAATGTGTGCGAAGATGCTATCATTCTCCACCTCTCCGCGGAGGATAGACTTATAGGCATCCAGCATTTCAGTAAATGGCGTATCGAGCTTATCGCTGGCTGTCGTTATCACAAACGTAAGGGGATTTCGCCTTGCACCCATTGACGAGGTCAGGACACTCTTTAGCGCATCACTCTCCGCCTGCGCATACTCATCGATGATCACCAGTGACGCATTCAGACCATCCAATCGGTCTGCAGCAGACGACAGGCAGCGCGCAATAGACATCTTCCCTGGCATTCGGTTGAACACCTGTTCACGGTTGATCTTGAAGCGTCTGAGCTGAGGATCAAGCGCGCGCAGGATCTTTGAGATCACCCCGAAGCACACCTGTGACTGCTGATAGCTGTTACTGCCCACGTAGCTCTCTGCATTAGCATCCCCATAGAGGAGGTCATACACAGAGAGCGTAGCAATGGAAGTCGTCTTGCTGAACTTACGTGGAACGAATAGCAGAACATCACGAACAAGCCGCCTTTCCCCGTCATCGTGGTAGAACCAAAAGATATTGGTGAACTGGAAGACCTGCACGGGGGTGAGAGCGAAGAACACCATACCCTCGGCAGACGGGAGGCGGATATGCTCGTAGAACGTGATGAAGTGCAACACCTTTTCATCACGGAGGACATACCTATCGACCTTATGCAGGAAGCGCTCGATAGACAGAAGCTCGTACACGTTGTGGAGGCTCGGGTGCTTTATACACTCGCGGATATACTCCGACAGACGCTTGTCGAGCTTATTGAAGCGTTGGTATGGGATCTTAGCGCTTCGCAGCCGCTCTACGACCCCGCTTTTCAGCGCTGTCGCCTCGCTTTGGCTTAGTTGCTTTGTCATATACCTGCTGGAGTATGTAATTGAGCTTGTCCACCTCGTCTCCGCTCGTGAACTTGGCCGTTCTCACGGTCATCTGAAGCTCGGACAGCTGTGCGCGGAGTTCCTTAGATGCTTCAATAAAGATGGACCATGCAGGATTAGCGCGCTTGCGTGAATCGCCCTCACGACTGGTCTCTTCGACCACTATTCCATCAGACATCAGCACCGCATAAGACTCCCTGCACACACCCGACATTTGCGCTGTGGCCGATATTAGCGGCTCAAACGCTGGGGAGTACGCTTTAAGGGCCTTTAGCCCATCTCTTAGAAAGCATGCGGTTTCTTCTTGCGTCATTTTGTAGAGGGCACTACATAGACCCAGCGAAATGCATCATTTTGACACCACTTTACCCCCAAAACTTTTCAAGCTGCATCAACACCCCCATGCGACTTTGAGAACTCGTGCGAAGAAAAGGGAGCGAGGGGTGGTATGCAGGGGGTGTCTCATCCCCTTAAAATCGCCTCCCCCTCTTCCTCGCAAAGTGATTTTTCGGTCGTCGAAAAAAAATACGAGGAGGGCGGAAAAATATGGCTAAAATGTTGGAAAATAGCGTTTTAGATTTGGCGGTTTCGTTTTTTTGTTCTATCTTTGTAGTACAAAAGGAAAGGGAAAACGCCCTAACCTTTTGCAACGGGAACGAACGCAAAAAGCCCCGCGCGCGTTTCACAACGAACAACGGGGCTACCATTTTTAAAATATCAGTACAAAGGTATGAAAACTATTCAGACCAACCAAAAGACGTACACAACGACGTACGCAGTAGCCGCCAGCTGGGCAGGGTGCACTACTATCCTATGCAACAACATCGCTTACATCGATGAGGAGCTAATGTACAATACCATCGGATACGAGTGCGACGAAGAGACAGAAGAGTACCCAGAAATCTACCAGTACTACATAACAAACTGTAGTGAAGACCTGTGCGAGTTCCTAAACGAACACTTTGGCCTAATGTTCGCATACAGCGAAAAACTGGACCTGTGGGTACTGCTCGTAGATCATTGCGGCACGGGCTGGGACTACGTAGAGGTAGATACAGACCTACACACCGCCGCCGCTCCCCTCGGAACGAGCAGAATCAACTAACACAAAGAAAGATACAGAGATGAGCTACTCATATACACGCGACCACGCGAAGGAAACGACATACACCACAAGAAGCGGCAAGGCGGTAACGCTCGCCACGTTCATCGATGGGCAGGCCGCCGAACACTGTCACGAGGGAGAGCCCTTCGAATCGCTTGAGGATATAGCCCAATGGGCAAAAGAGGTCGTACCAGCCATAGCCGCCGCGAACCAATTCGCAAACGAGCAGGCCGACATATACGGGCTAAAGGTCAAAGGAGCAGGCGACAAAGAGTATCTAATATCGTGGGGCAATCGCTCATACGAGTGGCAGCGGGTCACCTACGTAACTCTATCCGAGCGAAGAGCATACGAAACAGGCGAACAAACAGACCTTACAAGCGAGCTTGCACAGGTCACAACCGCCGCCATACGAAGTAGCAAATAACTACCTTTAACACAACAGATACAAGACAATGGAAACGAAGAGAAAAGAAGCTACGCGCATAGAGATAACCAACGTGAGAGAGCTTGACAGAGCCGAGGACGAGGGATTTATCAAGAGGCTACACACGTCCCTATTTCGGGGCTATATATCACGGGTTGAAGGACCAATAATAAAGCCGTATAAGGGCCGATTTGGAGAAGGTGTAAAGCTCTTAACCTGCAACCACGATAGCACCCGATACAGCTATGTAACATATTACATATACACCAAAAACGAAGGAAATGAAAACGAATAAGACCATCACGCTATTAGGCAAGGAGCTGACTATATCACAAACCTACGATAGTCACGGCTACGGACTTACCGAAACGATCGAAGCTATCGATATAGACCTAAAGGAGCTAACCAGCCTAATCACGAGCGAAGAGGACGCGGAGCAGCTCGCCGAAGAGATGAGCGACTACGCTTATAACGAGGCATACAACGAGTGTAAAGCCCAATCCGAAGAGGGAGAAGCGTTATACACTTACCGTACTCTCATGATATACCTCGATGGAACGGGTAGGTACAACAGCGGATATATATCAGCGTCGGCAATGTACGTAGAATGCGAAAGTATAAGCGAGCGTTGTTTTACGTTCGGTGTGCAGGGCATCGACCGAAAAGAGGAGGAGGACGAAGAAGGGGAGGAAATAGCCGAAAACATCAGATACAACGAGATACTATACACACTAAAGCTACAAAAGTTCTCGCGACGGATGAGCGAGGGAGAGCGCGGGGAATTTGAGCGCCTTGAGGAAGAGGAGCGCGAGAATTACAAGCGCTTGCGCCCCGAGGAGTTCGACGAAGAGGACTAACATATACAAGCGCCCCGCCGCCTAAGATAGACGGCGGGGCGTTTTTTTGCTCGCTCTTTGGCGGGCAGCTGCCTACCTATGCAGGTGGGTGGCGTTGTCGTAGTGTGAGGTAGTGACCTGCACTAACGACAAAGGCGAGCGCGTGCAACTTTGCAGGCGTGCTATCTTTACCGCGTATCAGCGTGGCAGGCTATTTCCTCCCAGCGGAGGGGGTGGCCACGACGGGAGCGACCAGCCCCCGCGCGCTCTTTGAGAGACTGATATAGACAACGACGAGCTCGCAAGGGCTATTGCACCCTAACGGGAGAGGTATGCCCAAATGTGAGCGAGCCAGCTACAGAGAGGGGCGCCCCCTAATAGGAGGAGTATGCCCGCCTCTCCGCTGGCTGGTTGCACCGCCCTCACCCTCAAAAAGCAAGGAGATAATACACCCTAATGGGTGGGCTATGCACCGACGCAAAGGCGGTCACTCGGATAGATAGGCAGACGCAAAGGCGGTCAATTCAGCACGCGCGCGCTCCTTATACGAGCTCAAACTATTAGAGTGTAGTACCCTATGTGCCTCTATGTGGCAGGCCTTGCAAAGCGCCCTAAGGTTACAGGGATTAAAAGCCAACTCCTGCATATCTACGGAGCGGCCTGCAGCGCTCTCAATAGGGCGTATATGGTGCACCTCGGTGGCTATCGTTGTCCTACCCGCCTGCTCGCAGTCCTCGCAAACGGGGTGCGTGGATAGGTATGCAGCTCGCAAACGACGCCAGCGCCTTGAGTTCATCAACTTGGTGTACTCTTTAGTCCTGTGCCTCTTCATCTTGTCGGTGATGGCGGGTGGTGGTGGATCGGTCGGATCGGTCGCAGGCATCATCGTGATGATGAGTACCGCCCCCGCCCTCGTGATGAGAGTTCGTGTGATGAGGCTCGTGATGAGTCAAGTCCGCGCGCTTGTGATGAGCGGCTCGTGATTCGTTGAACTTGTCAAGCGCCCAACGCTCGTATGATTCGTAGCTCGTGATTTGCGACGGAGGACACTGCAGGCGCAAGAGCGATTCGTGAAGAAGGTCACGAGGAGCGAGTGAGTCACCAGTGAGGCGCTCGGATCGGTCTGCATACTTATCGTAGAGTGATTGATAGTGCAGACGGATGAAGCGCTCGTACCACTTCGGAGCATCAGCGTGCGAGGGCGTGGCCTGCTCGCCAACTATTTCCGTTTTGGACATACTTGATACTTGGCCATTGAAAAGAGCGAGCAGGACAGCCGTCTCCTTGTGGCCGTCCTTCTTTCTGCGTCGTCTGCGACCAAACTCTGGGGCTTCCCAGTCCGCCAGATCCTTGAATGCGTCTTGAATGGTTGTGTCGGCCGGGTCTTTCTCTCTCTGCTCTGCATCTTGGAGCAGGCGGATAGCCATAAAGACCGAAGCCTTAAACAGCTGGTGGTTGCTCTTGAAGCCGAAGTGCTTACGCAGTCGTCTCACCTCTACCGCTGCATCTGCGCCTATCCACGTTGTGATTCGCTGGTACACTTGTCGGTCTTCTTGTGTTGGTACATTAGTAGACATATCTCATCGTAGTATATTAGTGTGTTGGGTGGTACGGGGCGCAGGCCTGCGGTGCACCACAGAAAAGTTCATTTAGAATTCCGAGGAAATTCCAATAAAATAAAACCGCACCCCCCTTAAACGCAAGGGAGGGCGGTCTTATTGGCTACCTACCGCGCCTTGGCGTGTGGTCTCTTATTATCTTCCAAGCCGAGCCTGCGTAGTCCACGTACTTCACATCCTTTTCTCCCGATAGAAGTTCAGGGCGAAGCATACGGGGGGTGACCTCATACCTTGGGCGTAGCTGGTGGTATGTTCCTCGTTCTGTGCCTTGGACTATATCAATCTCTCGACTGACAGCTATCCACTCAAAGCCTGCGTATAGTCGGTGCAGTGGGTACTTACACCAAGCGAACGTACCAGAGAGCGCATACCCTCTGGTAGGCAAAGCTCCGTAGACTCTACCGAAGCAACGTGCGCGGTAAGCCGAGAGGAGATAATCATCGGAAGCCACTCTATTTGCACCGAACACCTCAGCAAGGCTCTTCCCATCACCAAGGTATCGCAGGATAGATGGAGAAGCCGAGGGGATGCCATAGCCTGCCGAGAAGTGCAGTTCGTCATCGAAGCTTTCAGTCGTAGAGTCACTGAAAGTAAACCGCTCCCGTCTGTTCTTGGCTATATCATCACCAGTACGCCCGAGGTAGTCTGAGATCCACATCGAGGGGGCTTGTGCGAGTACTGCACTTGGGACGCTCCACAGCTTCCACTCCGTAAACTGTTCGATATTCTCACCCTTCTTCTTGTAGAATGTAGGTACGCTGAACACCTCTAACTCTAAGTGGGTGAACCCTCGTGGAGGAAGCGGGATAAAAACACCGTCCCCCTGCTGGTCGCCAATGTTCCTGCGAGCGTGCGTTATTCCTCCCCAATTCAGTTTACTCTTATCCCCTCCGTAGGAAAGGAATGGCACACTTCGAGTTGATCCTGCTGGGCCTGTCGTCCACATCAGCTCACCCGTTTGACTGTACTGATTATATATGAGGTATAACTTCTCTCCGCTGGAGTTAGTCGCAGTCAGACTGAATGGGACGCGTGCCTCAATTAGCTGGTCCGTAAACTCCTTATTTGCCTTAGCCGAGTCGTTTATCCTCTTCGTGCCCTCTGGATCTCCGAGGTTGTAGTTTCGTCCTGACGAATTATTTGAGTACATCTTGAGGCGCTCACCCGTAACCTCGTTCATCTCCTGATAGAGGTCTGAGCCAAATGAGAGTAACAGAGGCATATCAAGACGAAGGCAGAAGTTAGATATATCTCCTACGTTCGGTATCTCCATAGTCCAAGGGGTTTTCTCATTGAGCTTGAGACCGAGCGGGCGCTCTGTTGAGTTCATCTGATCTCGATACCACTTGAGCATCTGCACATACCCTCGTATAGCTCCCTCCTCTTGCGCTGCATAGTTGTTGAACGACTTGGTGAGGTCGTAGGTGAGGTCGTTGAGGTCAGCTCCACTATCGTATATCACACAGTCCTCATCTACCAGCTTTAGAGCTTGGTTGGCATACACGCCATCACGCACACGCTTCCAGCCGTCTACCCTTGCGTAGAACACACTGTACTCCGTAACCCTTGGACTAAGTCCTGCGCCAAACTTTAGGCTCTTCACTCGCCCGTGGATACTCTTGGGATTCCATACCAAGGAGTAAAAGCGCCCATCCTCACCGAGTGTCTCCGCCTCCACCTCCAGTATGGCAGGAGTCTTAGCTGTACCCATGAGCGGGTCCGTTGTCCTGAATCGCCAGCCGAGGATATTCTTCGAGGATACATCAGCTCTTCCTACTGCCACCCACGGGGCGTAGTCTTCAATCTTTGGAAGCTCCATACCCTTGCGTACGGAATCAAGGTGCGTGTATGTAGTCACGACAAGATTGCCATAGCTCTCATGAAGAGACAGCTCACCATCATCTCCAAGCACCTTCATCTGGACTGGAGTAAAGGATAGTTGAGCATCCTTGTTGTTAAGCGTTGCCGCAGGGGTTGTGTTACCTTGTTCGAGAGAGGATATATCCGAGATAATGTACATTCCGCTGGACTGCTCTATTCGCAGGCTTAGCGAGCTAAGAACACGCTCAAGCACCTCCAGAAGAGACATCGGAGTGTCGCTGTCCTCGAAGAACTGAGAGGTATCTATAATCAGCCCTCTCTCTCTGCGCGAAATAACATCTCCGCTCAAGACTTCATCCTCGGCATCATACCTTGACAGCGCAAAAACCACATTCTTACGCAGGCCAGGAAGCACCCCCCCTGGTCCATTCGGAAAGCGGTGGCGCTCGTGCGTCCATCCCTCGATACCCATGTACAGAATGATTCGAAGAAGATTCTGGAGTGACATCTTCTCCTGCACTCGTATCTGTGGCTCAAACGGCCTGCTGGTGACGGGTATTCTTGCCAATCTCCCGAAGTCATTAGCCTCGAAGCTGACAAGATACCCCGTGTCTTGGTTGGCTGGCTCTTTGTAGCTCTCAGAATCAAGAGTGCCGCACCAAAAACAATTACCAGCGCTTGTCGTCGGGTCAAACCTATCAATGCAGGCCTGCATCCACTGATCACTCAAAGTGCCATTCGCAGGTAGCTTCTCATCGCCAAGATACATCAGCACGACAGACACATCACCCTCGGGGGCCTGCACAAGGTGACGATACCGCTGGTCCGCCCTCTCCTCCAAGAGAGAGAATGCCAGCCTACCCTTGACTACTGGGGCAAGAGCATCCTCGCTCTCCGTCGTCAGCGTCACCGCAGGCACACCAAGACGCACCTCCTTTACCTTTGGGTAGCTCTTGGTTTCCTCCGTATCGGGGTATGCGATTAGAAGCGCCCACATATTCCCAGATACATCCTTGAACGGAGCTACGTAGTGTTTGAATGTCGTGTTACTCATATCCTTTCTGATTAAAGACCGTGGTGATAGGTGACTGGCTTTTTCCAGCATGGTTGCCCATGCCACACGTAGGCCACCTCCCAGCGAAGTGGCTTTGTCGGTAGACTTGCGGAAGAGTGAGCCCCGGCAAAAAAAAAATTAAGCCGAGGACGAGGCCTGCGATGATTAGTACAGCGATCATAGCCTATCTGATTACGGTTACCACATCCAGCAGGCGCACCGAAGTCACCACGTTCTCCCAGCTGTCGGAGATGGTGTTGCAGGCATCCATTGCGGAGAGCTCTTTGATAAGCACTCTGCGAGCGGTCGTCTTGCCCTTCCCGTCGGTAAGCCCTATAACGTAGTAGCGGTAGCTCTCTCCGTCTACGTCAAGCCCGATAGCATCGGACACCCCGAGAGGCTTGAGGCTCTTTATCTCGACCGCATCAGAGGCGAAGCTGGCGAGGTAGTCTAGCACCTTAGCCTCCGCCTCGGTGTATGAGAGAGCATCCACAAGGTAGCTCTCGGTGACTTTCTTGTCATCTAAGTTGCTGTATGCAACTCGTGCGAGGAATAGTTCCATATTGTTAGTGTATTTACGTTAGTTGTCTGTAATGCAGGCCTGCAGATCGTAGTCCTGGGTGATTTCATCGATGATCTCCATAGCCAGATCCCAGTTGCGACACATAAGGCCTTCGGAGATGAGGCGAGAAAAACGCTTAGCCGTGTAGGATGGCAGGCTGTTCATCGAGACGAATACAGCGATGCGAGCCGTCTGCGCCTTGGTAGGCAGTCTCCCTCGTCCATAGCCGTAGCTCATAGCCAGCTGGCAGTAGTGTCGTGCTTTATCCAGATCCTCACGCCCACCCTTCTCGTGGTGGCGAGATACGTATTTGACTACGTTCCCCTGGAAAAAGTCCAAGCCTAAGAGACTGATCAGTTCGATTGGCTGGAAGCGCATATCCTTGTAGTGGCTTCCTCCTATCTGTACATCTAATGCGTTCATATCGTTAGCAGCGAGGTTTATTTATTTTCTGTCTCCCACTTGAGTAAGCTCCATACGTTCCCAGCGTATAAGTCCCAGAAGAACGCCTTAGCCTCTTCCAGCGTCTTACCTTTGAGCTTCACCACCTCGAAGTCTCTCCACGAGTCAAGGATATATCCCCAATAGCCACTCCCCTCGATGTGGTGTATGTAGAAGCACATACCGATGTCCGTGTGCGCTCCTATCATATCGTTCGTGCCCGTCTTTCGCCAGCAGAGTGGCTCAAGCTCACGTTCTAATTGCTCTTGCGTCATAGTCGCTAGCCGTTCATTTGGAAGTAGGAGCAGAATCGGTCTACCTGCCACTTGCGAACGAAGTCCATTGCTTCCTGCATCGTATAAGCCTCCGTTTCAGCCTCTGCCATCATGCGTCCATGCTTGTTTATTTTGACAAGTAGACGCCCGTCGCTCTTGATCATTATCATTGCTTCGTGGGCTTCCGTTGGCTGAGCAAAGCGAAACTCACTGCCTCCCAAAATTTCCCACTCAAGGGGCTTTAAGCTCTTAGCTATTTCTTCTCGTGTCATAGTTCGTTGTGTTGTTTAGCGTTATAGTACATGCTCCAGATCTGCCTCGGTGACGCCCCATATTTCGCTGTAACTACCTCTGTGCTTTGATACCTTGAAATAGTTATTTAGATTTATGAACCTGTCGGTGTGTCTTTCGACGAAATAGCCCTTTCGGAGAAAATGCTTCAGTAGCTCGTAGAGCTCTCCATCGTTGAGGCGGAGACCCTCATATCCCTTGTCCGTTTTGCTGTCAAACCTGTGCACTCCCTTCTCTTTGAGTGATTGGGTGATCTCGGCTCTGAGCTTCTTGAGGCGATCCTCATTGATCTCCCACTTTCGGTCGTTTTGCTCTATGTCGGGGGCTTCGTCCGCTGGCTTCCTCTTCTTCTTGTTGCTTGTTGCTCCTATGGTGTGGCCTACGAGGAAGGCTATCACGAGCATTGCTACTATTGCTATTGCGTCCATATCTCTTGCGTTTAGAGAGTGCGCCCAGCCGTCCTAGTCGCGGAAGGTATCGCGTGCGGTTTCCCGCCAGCAGGGCGCACTCGTGATTAGTTCTGTTCGTTGCGTTCGCTCTTGAGCTTATCGAGGGCTTCTATCGCTTCCTCCCACTCGGCACCGAAGACGCAGGCAATGGCGAGATGTGCGGTGTCGCTTAGTGGCACTTCTTTTGTTATCTGCTTTAGCTCTCTGAGTAGTTCGGCATAGTCCTTCGTGTCTGCCTCAAATTTTAGGCGGTCAGCTCCGTGGCAGATCTCCCTCGCTATCTCTATTCGGTCAGGGTCTCCAGTGGTGACAAACGTAACGACATCAGAGATGGCGCACCCTCGGAAGAAGTCGATACGATAGGTGACAAGCAGGTTTAGGCACCACGCTGTCAGCCGTTCTTTTTGTTCTTGGGTCATAGCTTTATTTCTGTTTTGCTGAATTTGCGCGGAGGGCGGACAGCTCCACCTCGAGGGTGGCTACCTTCTTAGTAAGCCGTTCTACCTCCAGCTTCGCCTCATTCTTTTCTCTTATTGCCTCGCCAACCAGTCGCTCCCACTTCCTTGCGTAGTAGTAGCGTGCAGCGAGGATATGGTGCCCTGACATAGCAAGGGACAAGACAAGCGAAGAGAGGATTATGAGCCCCATATACGGAAGGAAGAACGAGAGGAAGTCCACAGTCAGATTATCCATTGTCTTGCTTCTTATGAATTAGTCGTGCTTGAATAGTCGGTACACCAGCTCAACCTGCCACGCCCTAAGCTCTTTCTTAGCTTCGTCAATGGTAGGCATAAGCCGAGCGATGTCATTCTCGGGGAAGGAAGTACGGCTACCGCTTGCGAGGTACTTACCCCCGTACTCTTGGATGTAGGCATCGAGTGGTAGCCCCGTCTGCGCTCGGTAGTTACCTTCCTCGAAGTCCGCCCACACGAGGTCTCTCAGCTGTGCATCTATCTGCTCGCGTGTGACCTCGTTATTCTTGCCGTTGCCCCTGCGTTCGTACCACAGCGTGAGCGTCACTGCGAGCGCCCACACAAATAGCCCACTGCAAGCGATGATGAGCAGGTCGATGATGTTTGACTGTGTCATAGCTTATTTCTGTATTAGGTGTTATAATTGCTTGCTGTAAAGTCCACCGCCCAGATTGACGTAGCCCTTAAGCCCCATTACCTCACTATACACGCTGTCAAGGATTCGGTACACTCCCTTGCCACCTGGACTTAGATAGGCTTCTACAAGGTCATCCCAGCGGTCAATGATTGGCTTGTAAAAGGGGAATGCCTCAACGACCTTTTGAAGCTCCTCTTTCGTGACCTCCCCATACTCCACAAGGTCATAGCACCTTGAAAAGTCGTCCCAATCATACGGCACGTCAAAGCCAGCGTAACAACTATCCCCGTCACGTGCAACACCCATCAAGGCACACCACATCGTTCTTGACGATATGCCTACGTGGTGTGTTCCTATCCATTGAAGCATCTTAGTCTTGTTCATGCTTGTTTTATGTGCTTTGAGCTATATCTTCTTAGTATTTCTTGCCGTGCAAAGCAGGGCGGAGTTCGTTGTACTTGGTCTTCAGCTCGATGTGCGTCATCAGGTCGATGTCGAGGCGGTCACAGAGCAACTCGAGGGACTTGATGGAGTTAAGGAAGCCAAATGTAGGGTCGCATTTTTCGTCCGCAATACATAAATCTGTGACTATCGGCATGAGCGCATCCGTGAGCATAGGAGGAATGCCATCCTCGCCATATAAATCAATTCCGTAATTCACCTTCCATTCAGGTAGACCATGTCGATCAATAAAGTCCCCCAGCAGGTCAAGCAGGCGTATCACTGCGTCGGCTATCTCGTCCTCCACGGTGTCCTTGACCTCACGGAGGAACGTTTGAGCGTAGGGCGCACCCTCTATCCGCTGGAGCGTGTCGATGGTGTCGTGGTCAAGCTTCGCCCACTTGCCTAAGCGGTCAGCCTCGATAGCCTCGTGAAGCTCCCCGAAAGCGAGCATCAGATAATGCCCGACGGAGTGCGTACCATCCCAAAAGCCTTTATCCACTGCCCGCTCGTGGCAGTCCTTGGCGTAGCGGTTGAGCGTGTCTGCGTTGTAAAGTCTGTATGTCATAGTCGTTGCTATTTTGTGATGTGTGATAAGATGTGTTTGATTACCTCGACCGTCCACCCGTTGCCGAGCATCTTGTAGGCTTGGGTGTCTGAGCATCCCCACTTGTACCAGTCGGGGATAGTCTGCAGGCGGGCGCATTCGTTGGGAGTTAGTCTACGGAGCATACAGCCTATTTTAGCCACGGGCTGTCCGCTGCCGTCGTTCCTCGCTCTT